ATCTCCAGTAGCAGAACCTAGTTCTTGAAATATGAGAGCGTTCTTTTGCATGCTTGGGCCGAGCAATGAACTAATTGCAGTTAGGGGTCTAACATTTCCGAAGACTCTTGACATTGATTCAGCGTTGTCGCCCAATGCGCCATTAAGTTGTTCGAGTCCAGCAAAAAAACCATCGTCTTGAATTGTTTTGCGTAATGTTGACGCGGAGATTCCATATTTGCTTAGTTCGGCGGTTGCTTGGGCTGTTGGCTTTAACAAACTAGAAAGAACCTGGCGCAACTGAATTGCGGCTGTTCCAGCGGGTGTTCCTGAACGGCTAAGTGCTGCCATCGCAGCCGCAACATCCTGAAACTTCATTCCGAAAGAGGCTGCTACTGGAAGAACTTTAGACATTGCTGGAGCAAAAGAAGAGGCTTCTGCCTTACCTTCTCGTACTGCGGCAACAAGAACATCCGTTGCTATTGCCGCGTTGTACATTCCTGGCGCATATGCGTTCATTACGCTGGTTGCCACATCGGCTACGCCTTGAGTGGTGCCAAGACCAGCAGACGCTGCACGGGCAGAAACATTAAGCACATCAAGTGCTTCAGTTGTATTTTTAATACCAGAAGATGTAATGAAGTAAAGAGCGTCTGCCAACTCTTCTGGGGCTTTTCCTACAGAACCAGCCATGTCCAAAATAGCGGAACTCATTTTTTTGATATCTACAGCGGTAACGCCTACCAAACCTCTAATGAGGCCCATAGAAGTTTCAAAATCTTTAGAAGCCTGGATTGCATTTTTGCCAATCGTAATCAGCGGCATGGCCACCTTGTACATCATCAGACTGCCAGTCATACGCATGGCGTCACCAGCGGCACGGTATGTTGGGACCGTGTTCATCATTGAGCGGTTCATGCCGCCAATTTGGGAGTTAAGGCCGCCCATAGCCGAACCTGCGGCAGAGGCTCCACGGCTGACTCCACTGAACATGCCCTGGGCCTTGCCAGCACCGTTGACTGAAACAAAAATTTGTTGACTTAGAGGAGGTAAATTAATGCCACCGCCACCTGGGGAACTCATGTCATAAGTATTTCATTGTTTGTACAGCAACGCAAACGATTGCAGCATAAACAGAATCATAAATCACTTTTTAACGCCCATGCCCATCGCTGCGGCAAATTGCATAATGTCTGAACCTTGTGATTTTTTCTGCATGTGTCCAGCGCTTTCAAAAACAATTGCTGCTTGCGCTGGGCTACATTCCCAGAACTCGTCTAGGCTTCTGCCTGTTTTGGTCCAGACGCTGAGCCAGTCTTTCCACGGGAGGGTTTTGGTTCCTTCGGAAGTTGGTTTTCTAGTTCTGCGTTTAGCGCTTGGCGCTGCTCCTCCGCGAGTTTTTCCGCCTGACGCAACAGACGACTCGCTGTTGTAGGGTCCACGCCGTTACAGATTGACCATGCCATTGCAATTGCATTTTGATAGTCAGTTAGCGCTCCTTCCAACATTGCTTCACCGATTTTTTGTTTGTCTTGCGCTAAGCAAATAGACAATGTTTCGCGGCAAGTACTCGAAGCGCGAGTTTCTTGCATCTGCTGCCATTGTTCAAGGTCGCCGAAACGGTCCTCAATATCTGCGATGGTGTTGTGGTTAAAACGAACAAAAGCAATTTCTTTTTCAAAATCGCCCTCTTCGTTAAACTTGCGCTTCCATGCTCCACCTTCTGTGCGCTCTAAGACCGCAAGTTGGATTGGAACACCTTTATTTTTTAATACAATTGGGGTATAGTCCATGCGCCCACTATACACATAGGGTGGGTATAAAGCAAATGGCGGCCCCAAAGGACCGCCATTCGCAATTTTGGACTGTTTGAATTAGGCTGAAAGGCCGCTTCCAGTCTCGCGGAACTGAACGGTTCCGAATGCACCAGTGTAAGCAGAGAGAATTGCTTCTGCATCAAAAGTTGGCTGACTGAAGTTGTCGGTTGAGCCACCCATGATTGAACCACCAGTTACCTGGCACTTATCAAGAACCATTGCGATTTCACTAAGGCCAGCCTCAATGTCGTCAATCAAGAACTCAACCTTGAAGTAAGGAAGGCTACGGCTGTTGAATGTGTAGGACTGAGTCTCTGATGTACCAGAACCAGCAGCAGTAATCGAACCACCGAAGATTGTTGCCATAACATCAAGGCTCAATTCGCTGTATGTAGCAGAGAAGTTAAGGCGGTCAATCTTGCCCTTTTTGGCAAGAACCTTTCCGCCGTCACCCTTTAGTTCTGCGGTAACGAAGTTTGCTTCAACTGTTACTTCTTGGATACCAGGAACATCAACTGCTGCTCCATAAGTGATACCCACAGCGGTGTCTGCCGTAATTGGGTATACCTTGCAATCCGCAACATCGAATGTGATTGTCGATTTATCTGCTGGCATGTTATTTAACTCCTAAGTCCTGAGATTAGTCTCATTTTATACCTCTACTTGTGTAGAAGTGTTAAAGGGTAGTGATTAGATGAGGGAGAGAATTTCGTGCCCGACAATGCCAGTTGGCTCAGCGCCAACGGATGCCTGATACTTCTTCACAGCCTCGTGTGTGTAAACACAGAAAATTCCAGTAGATGGGCAAGTAATGCCCTTAGATACTAAATATTCTTGAACATTCTTGATTTGAAAACCAGCGTCGCCGCGCTTGTAGGTCTTGCCAGAATCGGCAGCAGTTTTTTCGGCTTTAGCCTTTTTGACTGCTTTTACTTCTTCAACGATGATTTCCTCAACGGCATCAGGTGCTTCTTCGGCAGGTGCTTCTTCGGCAACTACTTCTGCTTCAACTTCAGCAACAACTTCGGCAGGTGCTTCTGCTGGTGCTTCTGGGGTGTCATTAAAATCTGTCATGGTCTACTGCTTTCAGGCTGCTGGTTTGTCACCAAAGAAAGAGGCAACCGCTGGGTCGCCAATCTTCTTTGATACTACTGCAAAAATGGTGGCAAGCATAGGGATAGCCATTGCCATAAGAGCAGGGTCAACATTGTACTTGCTCATAAAATAGATTGCAATGCCCATGACACCGCCCTTGACGCCTTGGTCGCTAACTTGTCCCATAAATACCTCCGTATAAAGATTTAAAAGTATTTTCGCAGACTATTATCGTATAGTCTAATTAACGCCAGAACGCTGTGAAATCCTGCGCATCAGGTCGGCCAGAACTGAGTGTGAAACTTCCGAGTTACCGTCAGTGACGGAATCAACCACGCCTCTTTTTTGTTCTATTAATTCGTAAATATCTTCATCAATTGTTCCAGCACACATAATGTAATAAACCTGGACATTGTTTACCTGTCCGTAACGATGGCATCTATCTTCGGCTTGGTCATGGATGGCGGGTGTCCAGTCTTGCTGAACAAATAGCACATCGGAAGCGGCAGTTAAAGTAATTCCCACAGAACCAGCCTGAAGGTTAAGAACAATAACCCGTGCGTTTGCATCGTTTTGGAATGTGTCAATGGCGTTCTGGCGAGCGGCCATTTCGTCTTTTCCGCTGACACGCAATCCGCCGTACTTCTTGGCAAGGGTATCCACAACGCTGACATTGTGAGCGAACACAACAAGTTTTCTATCCGTCGATTCTAGGAAAGAATCAATCCATTCGTAGGTTGCTTCCAACTTTGCCTCGGTAGCGAGTTTCTTTAGAACACCCGTCTTGACTAAATGCTGAGCAGAGTCTTTAGCCTTGTATCCATTCTCGGCAAGAAATGAAATTAAGTCTTTCTCGGCCCGCATGTATGACATCATCTCGGTAGCCGAGCCAGTCACCGTCACAATGTTACGAGATTTTGCAGGCAGGTCTTTAAGCACATCTTCTTTGATTCTTCGGATGTAGCAGATTTGGCGCAATCTGATGTTCAGTTCGTTTGTATTTGTCGCCCCAGAAGTATCCCAGTGGTAGCCATCGTAATAAGCGCCCGCATACCGCTTCAGGAAGGCCCATTTGCCTCCAAACTTGCCGAGCACTCCCAAGATGTCTAATTGACTTACAATCTCTTGTGGGGCGTTTGTGATGGGCGTACCACTAAGTAATAAAACCATTCCAGACTGGGGAACATACTTTGCTATCTGCATCACATTCTTGGTTCTGGTGGCGGCTGGATTCTTGACATAATGCGACTCATCGCAAATCATTGCCTTGAGGTTCATAAACTTCAAAGCCCCGACAAACTTAGTTACAATGTCATAGTTTGTTATAATGACATCTGCTTTTGTCACTTCGTCTTTTGAGTTAAGAATCTTGACTTCCCTATGGGGTGCCCACTTCTTCCACTCTCGTGACCAGTTCTCTTTCAAGGATTTGGGGCACACAACAAAAACTGGGTATGCCTCTTCTTTTTCAATAGCCGCAATGGCCTGGATTGTTTTACCAAGCCCCATTTGGTCGGCGATAAAGCACCTTCTAGTCTCAATGGCGTATTTAACTCCAGCCTTTTGATAAGGCATCAGTTCGCCAGTAAGACGGCTTATTTCTATGTCTGCATCAACGGCAGAGGAACTTTCAAGCAAATTAGCCGCAGAGGAGATGTTGCCTTCTAGTTCATCTCTTAGGTCTTGATGTAAATCAAAAGAAAACCTGAAGGCAAACTGCATCAGTTCTTGGGTAATGCTTGCTGTCCATCGCTTATCTTTGGTGTCCCATTTTTTACCAGGAAGGAACTTAATTGCGGCTATAACTTCTTCGTTATATTCAAATTCAACAATTGCCTGTTTTTTATATGGATATATGCGACGGGCAATTTGCTTTGGCTTTTTGGTTTCTTCTTCTGCGAATACATCAAGAGGAAAGCCATAAGATTCAGCAAACTCATGCAAGTCGTTTGTGTAGCGGGTGCTTACGGTCCAGACAGAGTGCTTTGGATTCCATGAAGCGGTTGGAAGGTCGGCAATAATATCTACTAATGATTGCTCATAGGGAAATGTTATTGAGTAAAGATTTCCATGCTTCTTTATAGATTTCATTTAGAAAAGTAAAGACTTTGGGTATAAAGCGCTTTTCGCTCTTTCGGCGTGGTGTTTCCCCAAACCCCAAAAAATATCTGGTTTTTTATTGCATAGTCTAAACATTGTTTGGCAACTGGACATCTGGAACAAATTTCTTTTGCTTTTCTATAAAGAACTAATTCCTTCCCCATATGTTCTTCGGATGGAAAAAACATGTCTGTCATGCTTGTGCAAACTGCTTGCTCAAGCCACGGTTCTTTAATGCTCATTGTTCCCTTTGATTGTAGTTTTTATCTTGCTAAAGCAGACCAGAGTTCCAAGTCGTGCGATTCTGGGTCTAGACCAGACAATTCGCTCTGTTGCTTATGAACCATTATAGCGTTTGCTAACACTTCTGCGCGCGAATTGTTATCATTTCCGCCGAACATCATTGTCTTAACTTCAGTGATTCTGCGTTGAAGACCCGCTTTGTAGCGTAGTGCTTTGCGTTGCCATCCGTCAAATTTTTCTTTCTCAAATTTGTATTCGTCTGAATCAACAATGTTCAACTTGACATCTTCTGTCATCATTGAAATCCTGTCACGGTGATATGTCATTTGGGAATCTAGTTCGTTGAGAGCATTGATGAGAGAGTTAAGCCAGTTGGAGTGGTTCTCTGGACTATTGAGAAAGTCCACTTCTTCATCTGTTGCTTGGCCTTTGCATTCACGCTTAGCCATATCTTGAATATCCATTAATTCCTACTTAATTGCGCCCTTGTGGGCATTTGGTAATTGTACAGGCGTAGGTATTTCAACCCGCCATAAATTAGTCGCTTTTAAAAACTGCGCTAAGCAAATGTGCTACCAATGCGGTGACGCTAATTATAACCCCATAGGTGCGCGTTTGGCCGCTGAGCGTAATTAGAACTAGTCCAGTGCCGCCAAGTGTCCATGACAATTCATTAATTTGGTCTGCTATTTTTTTCAACATATCTGTCTCCTACCGTCTCGTTCTTGTGGAACGCTTTTTGTTTGTGTCGGGGGCACCACCGCCACCGCCGCTATTACCTGAACCGCCTGGTGTGCCAGAACCGCCAGAATTTCCTGTTGGTGCACCTCCCGCACCAGGGGCAGCGAGCATTGCTCCAGCAGCAGCCGCTGCTACAACCACTCTTCTCGTCTCAACATCCACGCCAGAACCAAGAGGCACATAGGTGTCAATTGCTCCTTGGAATACATTTATTTCAGATTCCATCGATTCTCTTACTTCGGTTGGTGCGCCCTGAACAGCCTCAACTAGTTGTGCTGCTTCTTCTGGTGTTACTGCACCGATGTCAACAGCATCAAAAATTTCGGTTGCCTGTTCTCCGTCGATGCTGTCCAAAACCTTTGCGCTAGTCGCAAGGTCTGTTGCTTGTTCTTCCGTAACGCCATTTTCAATAACTGAATCAACTGCGGCTGCAACCTGTTCTTCCGTAACTGTGTCGGATTCCAAAACACCAACCAGTTCTTCAAACTGCTCATCAGAAATTGGCTCATCCAAAACAGCGCCAATGATGGCGTCAAACTTCTCGTCGGAAATTGGCTCGTCAAATACGGCATCAAGGGCAGCGCTAAATTGCTCCACAGTAAGTGGCTCGTCAAATACTGCCTGCACTGCGGTATCAAACTGTTCATCACTCAAAGACTTGGTGTCTTCAAATACTGCTGTTACCGCGTCTTCAAACTGTGCGTCCGAAAGTGGGGCATCAAAGACTGCTGTAACTGCATCTTCAAACTGTGCATCTGATAATTTGGTTGGGTCTTCAAACACTGCGTCTACGGCGGCGGCAAAGTTCTCGTTAGACATAGGTCCATCAAATACCGATTCAATTACGGTGGCGAACTGTGTATCCGTAAGTTCTTGGTCAAGTAGTGAACTAACTACGGCAGTAAGTTCTTCTGGGGTTCCTGCGTCTGCTACTAAATCATCAACAGCGTTGGCAAGTCCTGCATTAGACATAGGTCCATCAAAAATATCTGCAACTGCAGCATCAGCGGCGTCTTGGACTGCTTCTGGAACAACTATCGGCGGTTCGTCCGTTTGTGCTGTTGTCTCTTGTTCTGGGGCATATTGTGGTACCGAGGCGAGGGGTCCATCACCTTCGCTATTACCTTCGCTCGCGGGTGTCTCAACTGGGGTTACCTCCACTGGGTCAAATATTGTTTGAATAAGAGTTGTTGTAGTTGGGGAAATTGGTGTTTCTGTTTCTGGAATTGAGACAGTGGTGTTTTCTGTTGGAGGAGTAACAACCGCTGGCTCTAAAGTAGTTGTAGTACTATTTATTGGATAGGAGACAGAAGGTGCCTCCGTAGTAGTGGTGGTAGTAGATGTTGTCGTTATATTTGGTACCTGTATTGGCATGGTTGTGCTTGTGCTGGTGGTCGTCGTAGGGGTTGCAACAGGGGTTGCACTGACCGTCCATGTTTCAACCATTGAGGAATATACGCCGAGCGTGTCGTTATCTGCGCGAACCCTAAATTGATATTCGGTTCCGTTTGTAAGGTTGTAAACAACAGCCCATGTATTTCCTGTTGAAATTGCATAGGAAGTTTCCCAGTTGTCGTCTGAGAAAAAAACTGCATACCTCTCTGGGTGGGCATGGCCTTCGCCTTCTTCTGGGGCGTCCCATGAAAGAGCAACTCTTTCTTCGTAGGCATGTGCCTGAAGGTTTGTTGGGGTCCTCATAGCCAATGGTGGCAAAGTTGTCGTAGTCGTACTTGTGGTAGTGGTCGTCGTACTTGTAGTGCTTGTAGTACTTGTGGTTGTGGTAGGGGGAGCATTTGTTGGAGCAGAACCAGATTCCACGACATAGGAGGTTCCATACCAGGAATTGGGGTTGCCGCAACAAGTGCTTGTTCTTAGTCGGTATGTCCCAGAATTTTGAACAGCGTAAGAAATGTATGAATCAAGCCCGAAGTAATCATCATTGACTGCAACCATAACGCCTTGACTGTCATACAGCCATAACTGGCTATCAATTCCGTATTGCTGAGCGTAGGTTCTTACGGTAAAAGTAGTTTCAGACTCAAGGTCAAAATAGAAATCTTCTGGCCCAGTTGTGGTGAAAGTTGTTATCTGAGGTGCGTCATCTATGGCTTTTGCCGAACCTGAACCAAAACCACCTGTTATTAAGTGAAGAAGAGCGTAGATTATTAAAGAAGCGCCTATTTTTCTATTCACGCCATAACTATAAAATAATTATATGAATAGAATATGTACTTCTTTGGTGTGCCTTACGCAGGCTTAGGAAGTGCCCGCCACGCTGCTTCAAACTTTGCGGCGTCTTTTGCCATCTCTGGAGAAAGTTCTACATGCAACCAAAAACCGCCGAATGAACCAGCATTATCGGACTCGCTAAAAATCTTCACCCCTTGCAAATTTTCGCCTCTTGAACAGCGGAAGCCTCTTCCGTAGCCCTTGTTCTTGTCTTTGGTGTTTGAATCAAATGCATAGTCGTGGATTTCTTCAATGCCAAGTTCTTTGGTGTACTTGATAAACCAGTCCCACATGGCAACGCCAACTTTGCGGTCAGAGTACCCGAGGTCAATTGCAGCACCAGTGGCGTGGACAGACATCCACTTTTCCATACCTGGGTCGCCCATCTTCTTGCCTTCAGTATGAGAATTTCGCATCAATCGCGGGGAATAAATCCCTAGGTTCTTGGTTTTCCACCTGGCCGCACAAAGCGCATTTAATTTTTCCGTACCTGGCTGTGCGCCTTTTCCGTCAAAACTGGGGTAATAAGAGTATTTTCTTGGCATGCTGCCCATTATAACACTGAATAGTTTTATTATATGGAGAAGGTCTTTATGCCGTCGTAATACCAACCGCCATCCCAAAGAGTTTCAAGGCGATGAAAATACTTTTCGTACATAAGTCCAACGGTGTCAAGACCGTACCTATCTTTGGCATATTGGCTAATTAATTTCCTGTCAAGATTCTTAGCATTATTTGCCGCATCAATAAAATCTTTGAGGATGTGGCATCTGAACCCAGTCACCCCATCAATAACCGTCTCAGTAAAAGCGCCCCAATCCGTAGAAATAACTGGCGTTCCACAGGCCATAGCCTCAATAGCCACTGTGCCAAAAGGTTCTACATAGATAGTGGGGGTAAAGACCGCAATCGCGCCACCCATCAACTTGGCTCGTTCCTCTGTTCCGACCACGCCAACATACTCGCCGTACTCTGGCGGTATGCCCTGTCCAGCGACCACCAGACGCTTTCCTAGGGCTTTACAAACATCAACTGCAATCTGATAGCCCTTACGCTCAATAAGGCGTCCTATGTACAGATAGTAGTCATCTGGCTCTTCCTGTAAAGGGAAGTCTTTAATATCAATATAACTTGGGATTACCGTGTCATAGAACTTGCCGTCAAGTGCATGAGGGTCGGTCACCTTGGAGCCGTAGCACGAGTGCATCCATGCGTATGACTCAAAGACCTTATAGTCGGCAAAAGAACCGCCATATCCAATTCCAAACTCAACGCTCAGTTCATCGGGAAAAGCATCGGCGATTGGCTTGGATGCAAAACCAGCGATAAGACAAATAAAGTCTTTATGTTGTAAGCGCTCTTGGATTCCGTTAATCGCGTTTCTATTGAACTCAACCCAGTGAGGCAGGTTCCAATCAAAGGACGCAGCCGAGTAGTGATTTGGACCGACAGCCGCTAAACGCTGTTCTTCGGTAATACAAGTGATGTGCTCGTCACAAGGGGCTTCATTGAACTCTCCACCGTAGAGAAATACGGTATGCCCTAAGTCTTTCATCATGATGCAAAACTTACGGACTTTTTCCGTATAGGCACAAGCCGTGAAGTCTTCAGTGGTGTTTGTGTGAGGGAGGGAAACTACATGAAATCTCATTTAGAACCACCAGAAGTGCTTGATAATGGAGAGACTTGCCAAAATAACCCAAGCCACATTAAAAAGAATGATTGTTGGAAGAGTCTTTTTCGTGGATGTCCAAATTAGGGCAATGCTGGAAATAATGGCAAAGATATAAAGCCACCATAACTGTTTGCCCAAAAGAAGACCAGGAAAGATAATTGCAATCTTTGTAGCAAAACCCCAGGCTTCAACCGTATTTACTTTGGTCCAATACTCGCAAGAACTCATGGTTTTTACTGCCAGTATTATTTTCTTGAAAAACATGTCTAGAATCTATCATGTGTCTGTGAATGTAAACAACCTTGAAATGCCATTTTTTAATTCTCGTGTAGAAATGAAAAACGAAAACTATTCCCGCCAGGAATATTTAAACATGGGCAGGGATACAGCAAGTGAATCATGGATTGCCAGAAGCGCTCTTGGCTACGGCATCTTTCATCACGACGATGTTTCTTCTTTTATGAGAGATAGGCGTTGGCATAGTGCGGTCGGTCTTTTGGCTGATGCTAATCCTTTTACTACTCCAGATTTTAAGCGTCGTCGTAAAACATCAATTATAGCAATTGACGGCGAAGAGCACAATCGTTTAAAGCGTCTACTTATGCCCCATTTCAGCGCATCAATTGCAGACGACCTTCGCCCATTTATGCGTGAGGCAGTAAATAAACTTATAGATAAATTCATTGATAACGGACAAGCGGATATTGCAGTAGATATTTCCCGCCAGTATCCAATACAGATAGTTTGTTATCTCTTTGGCATTCCCGAATATGACTTAGACAAGTTTAGTAAATGGTCAGTAGACATGTTAAGAAACTTTGATATAGATTACGCAAAATCCACAGAAACAATTCTTCAGTCTCAAAAAGAGATGGATGAATATGTGGAAGCACTAATTGCACTTCGCAGGTCAAACCCGCAATATGACCTTATTTCTATGTTGGTCACCGCCACAGATAACGGGGATGTTCTTTCAAACGAAGAAATAATGACACTAATTGAAGCCCTAATGATTGCAGGGATTGACACAACACAAAACCAATTAAGTACCGCCGTTTCTATACTTATAGATAATCCAACAGCATGGTCGCTTCTTTCTGAAGACCCTAGTAGTGCCAAATTTATCGTGGAAGAATTAATGAGAATGAATGGGTCGGTTTCCAGCACTGCCAGAATTGCTGCAGAAGATATTGAGTACAAGGGGGTGTTTTTCCCTAAAGGAACAATTGTGTTCGTCAATCTTGCTGTAGCAAACTACGACATGTCAACATTTACAAACCCTGACGAGTTCATTTATAATCGCAGAGAACTTGAATCAACGCATATGTCTTTTGGTATGGGTCTTCATTACTGTCTTGGAGCACCGCTGGCGCGGGCGGAAATACAAGAGGCTTTAGTGGTAATAGCAAATAGGCTAAAAAACATTGAACGCAATGGGGAGGTTCTTTATAAAGAAGAAAACTCCGCAGTGTATGGACCAGTATCGCTGCCTGTTACTTTTTCCAAGTAAGAAAGTTCTTCTTCGGAAAGAACTATGCCAGACTGAAGAAGTATTGCTTTTAACTCTTCAATACGGTCGGTTTTCATAGTTCATCCAACATTTCTTCAAATGATTTCTCTGCGTAGTCAACCGACAATTGTAAAACCCACGCTTTAAATTCGTCAGATACTTCAGGGTATGGATGAGGAATGAGTTTGTAATCAGGCTCACCTTTTAAGAACTTGGCTAAATGCATGTCTGGCAAAGCGTCAATCTCGTCAAGAATTTCTTGTGGTGGATTCAAGGTGTCAAAAACCAGTTTTGAATAGGTAGCCATTGGGTGGTCAGAGTTGAATGGTTCTTCAACAAGAAAAGACCATTCACGCAAATTTTTAAAAAGTTGAAATATTGACCTTGCGGACCACATGGTAGACGGGGTTGGGTCTGCTTCACTGTCAAACCAAGTATTGAGTTCAATATATGTAATATAAAAATGTGGTGTTACTGCAATGGGGTGCTCAAACTTAACGACTCTAAGTATTTCCAGAACAGCATCAGACACAAGCGTGTTTGTGTAGAACGAATGAGCATGAGAGGCGTACGGTGTACCCTCTGTAGGGATAACGCCACTAAATGAAACATTGTCGCATCGGGGATTTACTCCAGGCCCTGTTGTTTCTCCTTCAACTACGAACACGCATTTTTCAAGCATGAACATACCCGTAATTTTTGGGTTTGAATTGCGCAAAAGTGTTTCGGTATCAAGCATTGTTTAGTTCATCCAGTTTCTTATTAACAGCAATTAGTTTCTTTATGTCACGGTCTATGGTGTTTTTTGCAATCCATGCTAATTGATTTAAATTTTCTTCTGGTGGATACATGAATTCTTCAGAATTGTAGGTTTCAATATTTAATTCTTCTACATCAAATCCGTATATCAAACAAGAAGAATAGATGCTTTTATGTAAGCCAACTACAACACTATTCAAAAAGTCTATTTTTTCATCATTGGTCATAGACGGCACTAACTAACTGTAAATTGTTATTTAGGAAAGTTCAGCAATTTTTGTATCAATCAAATTGATTGTTTCAATGATTTCAATTATTCGGGCATATCTGCCAGCGCCTGGTGACGCCATTTCGGGTGGAGTCCATGTTTCAGCATCAAAAGTATCTGGGTCAATACCGACCGATAGTAGAACAGAGTACATCTCGCTATGGATTCTAGTTTTTAGCCCATTTGCAGATTGAATCTTTTGTTCGTTAGTGAGTCCGAGTTCCATTATTTTTTCCTAGCCTGAAGTATCTTATGTATTATACTATCCGAAACTGGGTTTTTTGATAAACCTTTATCAGTCTGGATTTTAAAACGGCGATATGGTCCAGCCGTCCCATCGTGAGGCGCTATGTGACCCATCCCAAAACCAGTAGTTGCAACATATTTAAAGTAAGATTCATCGTTGAATTCAATTTCGGTGAAATCTGAATCCCTTTTGAATGGAATTAATTGCGCTATGGGGGTGCCGTACTTTATAGAGAATGCTGAATCCCCAGTTAAGTTCAAGACGATATTCATCAAATGATAGAAGTCGGTATGGACGATTGCTGGCACTACTGAGTAGTTCTCATTAGGTTCCCAATAAAGAGGAAGGAGAAGTGTTGACCACCCTGGAGCCGTTTCAAATCTCCAAGGGTTGATAATCTTGGGGTATTGTCCGTCTTCAATCTTTCTTATATCCGTCATGGGGCATTGACCAGTTGACCCAAAAGGGAAACCCTGAATAGAGTTGATTCCAGCATTGGGGGAAAAATCATCTGCTCCAGTTTCCCAACCCCCTAGTGGATTTGGACGAAAACGATAGTTTGTCCACATTGGCAAAGTCACGCCAGCGGATAGCAGGTCTATAGTTCCAGCACACTTACGAATGGAACCTTGATGTTTACCAATGCGCTGAAACCATGAAGGCGGATTTACGACAGTATTTACATAGGGAGCAGACTCCATGAGCCTATTATCTAAGGGAGTAAATCTTATTTGTCCTGGTTTAACAGGAGCAAGTTTTTTCATTATTGTATCCATTCATTGTCAATTGAAGAAATTTCTCGTAGTGCCGCCGCATGGTCAACAAGTTCCCCTGAATGGCGGCCGTGCCTGTATTCATCAATCTGACCTAAAACTGCTTCGCGTATTCCTAAAGAATCAAGCGCCAATGTGCATCCTTCGGAACTAATTATTCCTTGACCCTGACCTACATGAGCAAGGTGTGGAGCGCCAAAAAGTTCTCCAGAGGTTGATTCAAAATCGTAACGAGACGGAGGGCGCTCTGACCATAAATCAATTAGGTTTTGAAGTTCTTCGTTGATTGGCATATTAGACATTGCCTTCCAGAAAGGGGTGTCTTGTCTATCTGAGTAATAGTGAAGACGAATCATTGTAAGAATGTTTCTCATTACCTTGGTAAAACCATCGTTGAAATGTTTTTGGGATGCTGTGTTTGACGGCTTATATGAAGCAAGATATGGAACGATGTGCTTTATTTGCTGAATTGTTGAACTGATGCTTGTTGCTTCAAGTGGCTCAACAAAT